GTTTGGAACTTCAAAGCGCCTAGTGCCTTAGTGTCGATGAAACCCTTGGTTGAGTTTGAGACGATTCCCAGGTCGACAAAGCAAGGCTTGCCATATGTAGCTGGGTATACTAGTCTGAAGGATAGTTTGGTCTGCTTCAATCGAAGCTCATCAGACACATCTTTAAGCATCTTGTCTTGTGCTTCCTCAACAGGTTGCAGAACGTAGTCAGCAAGGAATGGATTGATCTGTGCTGCAAGAAGCTCAAGCAGTTTGTTCACGTCAATACGTCCGTTGCGGTCAATTTGCATCAAGGTAGCCATGTTCTTCATTTGCATCTCAACTGAATCTGGGTCAGTCTCACGGGTATCAAACGATACCATAATGCTGAAGTTGTCATCAGCGTCACCCTTGGTCATCACTTGTGGATCGGGGCTACCCGTAACTTGGAAGAACACTTCATCTGGCCCCATGCGTTGAAACAGTTTAAATGCAAGTGCAAGAATATCTTTAACGTGATCGAGATACTTATTAACCACGAATTGCTGGCGAAGTGCCGAAAGCGGGTTATCAAGATCAAGACCAACAGCTTTGTCAGCTTGGACAATCATCTGTGCTTCAATACGCTCACTACCTGGATCAAATGGTGGAGTTGGGCCATATGCGATTTCACCTAAACGGCGATAAGGCAAACGTCTACCTGGCCCCCATTCTTTCGGTGGATGTCCCGCTGGATGGAAGATCGGTGGCAAGGTTGCCATACTCGCCCTATCAATGCGGCTATCACGCTCAGTTTTAACCTGCCATTGTGGGCCACGGAGAATGTCAGCAAAGGAAGTAGTTTCATACATCCTTTTCTGGTTGTCATTCAAACGTGTTATAATAAATGGGTAATCATCGTAGCCGTTAAGCAGTTCATGCTTTGCGTATTTCTCAGCATCGGGGTGGAACACCGTGCAGTAAATGCCTTCGCTTCCATCTTCCTCGTCAATCAAACGCTGGTAGGCATAAACCACCATAATCAAATCTTCGTCATCATCCAAGTCACGCTGTTGTGAGCGTTCGCTTGCCGTCTGGTGATCCATTGAATCAGTGCCTTTCAGCTTCTCAATAGCCTCGTCAACCCATTCTTTGTCCCAGCCCTCGGTGGCAACTTTCTTTTCAAGTTCTTGGGCGGTGTAGAACGTGCGCCAGAATACGTATGGTGCGCGTTGTGGGTCGGTGACGTAGGATGGGAATAGGATCTCGCCATCAGGCTCACAGCTTTGAACGATAGGGCAATCAACGCTCATCCTCGGAATACTAACCTCAGTAACGCCCATCATGCGAAGTTCAGAAACAGCCTTCTTAACACGTTTCTTACTCATCTCAGGGTAGGCGTTTGCAACAAATGCTTCAGCCTCGGCAATGTCATCCCCAAGAATAATCTCTACAAGTTCAGGCATTGCTGCCTCAATCTCTTGCAGACGAACTACTTGTTTAAACGTGCGTTTCTCACGCTTCCAACCCACGTAAGATACCATGATTCCTTTCTCAAGCAGGTGGTTCGCCCCCAATTCCATCTGTTTCTTAAAGTCTGGAATGTAGCTTTTACGCATCCATTTCAAGAACATGGAAACCACGGAAGCCTTGGCCATCGAAGCATGGCTAGTTGGAAACGCCTTAATATGGCTACGATCCAAAGCCTGTGTAAGCAACGCAACATAGGTGTCAATTCTTTCACCAACGATATTAACTTCCATGTCGGAAGCACCGTCCCACGGGAAAGCATTAGCCCCGCTCTTACGCATATCGCCAGACTTACCTGGCCACATATTACGGCGGTCATTGTATGCACGTTCGCACGATTCGATGTATTGCTCTTGATCTAGCTTCGCCTTATCGTAAGCGTATTGCAAAGCACTAATGTTCGGCTCGTTTTGAACATAGGTCAAAGCTACGTCAATATCTGATAATTCATCACTCATGCAAAGAACTTGTAATGGTTTTCTCCCTCTTCGTCAATCTTTGTTCCTTTGACCCATTTGCCTACTAAACTAGCTGCAATGGATTCTTTAGGTGCTTTGACGTAAGCCAAGACATGATCTCTGGTTGTTCCCTTTAGCCATATTCTATTTGGGCATTGTTTAATTACAAAGATTTCAACAGCTTCTTTGCTGGCGATTTCAGTTTTTTCAACGGGTTCTTCTTTCTTGGGTCTGCCCCTGCGTTTGTTTTCCATAATTTTAATATCCTCCTGTGCCTTGTCTGGTTACTTGTAAGTGGTGTGCTTCTACGTGGTCAATGTCATAGATCGCGGCATAACGCAAGCAGTCCAGTGGGTCTTTCCACGCTTCTTTTAATCCTTGCTCACCTGTGTATTCTGATAATGCACTAATAATGTTTCGGCACTCTTCACTTACGTAGAATCTTGGACGGTTTATGCTGTCCATTGGCTTGCTTGTATCCCAACTCATCTTAGAAATCAAGGCTTGTAAT